AATTTGGTGATGCAGCGCTTTCTTATTCCTTACGCAAAACTATGGAAGTCTAGGCATTACACCTTAAAAAATGGCACACCGTTTCTAAAAGGCTTTAATACTAAGCAGATTGCTGACATATTACGAGCTGATTGGAAACATTTTTCGAAACCAATTGCTATATTGTTAGATCATGAGGCTTATGACGCCAAAGTCAACTCTGATTGGACCGCCGCCGAGCATTCCTATTACAAAGCACATTACCCTGGCCACCCTGATCTCAACACATGCTGCAAAGCGTTGTGTAAGAGCAAAGGAAAGACGGCCGGTTCTGTTAAGTATAAGGTGATAGCCACGCGATGCTCTGGTGATCCAACCACTGCTGACGGTAATAGCACTGACAACCTAGCTCTTTTGCTGGATTTGACGGAAGGAATCTACTGTATACCCCGGGTCATAGGAGATGATAGTGTATTGACAATGGAAGAAAGCGATTATAACAACCATATGAAGCAACGCCTCAAATGGCTAGGAATTAGATACCCATGGAAAACTAAGCACGAGGTTGTATACCAATTCGAGCGTGTTGAGTTTTGCCAATCACGTCCAGTGAAGACTGTTAATGGGTGGCTCATGGTTAGAAAGCCCTATAGAATGTTGACTAGATCACTCACATGCGTCAACCAGAAAGTAACCACCGTTCCTCTTTTCTTGAGGTGGCTTACTGGTGTTGGCATGTCTGAAGTAGCATCTAATCCTGGGGTGCCTATCCATCAAGCTTTTGGCAATTGGGCCTCACAGGCAAGTGCAGCCAAACCCATCTTTGATGATCATTATGACAAGTGCTATCGGTGTTTGCGGGGAGTGTACTCGCATGACATCCCTTTAGCCACCAGATTATCATATGAGAAGGCTTTTGGCATACCTCCTTGGCTACAGTTAAAAGTCGAGCGCTACTTCCAACACTATCCTACTAGGATGGAAATTTTGACATCCCCACCACCATATGGAGATATGGTCGGTGTATGGACAGCCTAATTTTCGTGAAAAATTAAATATGCCTGAAACAGTAACAACAACTCAAACTCAAACTAAGCGGCGGAGGGCCAACAAAAAGAAACAACCTCCAGTTACCTCGCCGCCCAAGACTACTACGTCGAAGCTACAAAGCCGACAACGTAAACGTGCCCGACGACAGGAAGGACGATACATTGGTACTAGCATCGATATGCCGTACATCCATTGCCGCCTCAACCCTTGGGGCGGATCGGGTGCAATTGGTATACCTGACCAGTCCGATGTTAATCGCATCCTCGTCGATCATCGATACAATACTACTTTCGTTGTAGGATCTTCAGGACAGTTTGACATTACCATTCTGCCCGTGTTCCCTTACTCCATCTATGTGCAAATACCTGGCACAGACACAGGAGCGCTCATGAATACCGTTCCCTTGGCTCAAAACCGTGGAAACGCACTCGTGGCCTA